TTTCCAACTCTTCATGAAACGCCTCAGGATCAAATACCCTGAACGCCGCTTCTCATTCTTCATGTGCGGCGAATATGGCGGCAAAACCCATAGACCTCATTACCACGTGGTGCTCTTCGGCTACTGGCCACCTGATCCGGTGTATCACCGGACTGAAAACGGCAATCGTTACTATAAATCCGAAGAATTAGACGCCTTTTGGAAAAAAGGCTTCACCGATACATCCTATGTCAGTTACCATTCAGCGGGCTACGTAGCCCGCTATACCCTAAAAAAACAACTTCCCGATAAAGCCCTCCAAGATCGTTACGTCTACGCCGACGACCAGGGCGAAATGCAAGTTCGCAAATTCGAATACACACGAATGAGCACTGATCCCGCGATCGGGAAATCCTGGTTCGAAAAGTATAAAGAACAAACAATTCGCGACGACTTCGTTCGCGATCCGAACGGCATAGAATGTCCCGTTCCCCGTTACTATCTCGACCAATTAAAAAAAGAAAACCCCGAGCTGCACGAAAAATTAGCCAAGGCCCGCATTGAAAAAGCCAAGGCGAACCCCGATAACTCTGCAGCACGACTAGCTGCAAAAGAAATCTGCGCGAACGCTCGCGTCAAACAACTACCGAGGCCCTACTTATGAGTAACAAACAACTGTGTTTTTGTGTCCACGATGTTAAAGCCGAGACCTATCTCCCGCCTTTCTTCGTTCCTTCCCGGGGCCTGGCAATCCGCGCCTTTGAGGATTGCATTAACTCCGACGATCACCATTTTGGCAAGCATCCCCAGGACTACACGCTCTTCTTCCTGGGTGTATTCGACACGGATCACGGCGAATTCGACCAAAAAACTAAACAAAGCGTCGGCAACGGTGTAGAGTTCATTAATCCACTCTCACCGGGAAATACCAATGGCCAGAACACAAGTCGGAGCCCAGACGAAAACAGCTGATATCCCGCGATCGTCTTTCGATCTCTCACACGGTCTCAAGACCACCTTCAACGCTTCCGATCTTGTTCCGATCTTGTCACTAGAAGTTTTGCCCGGAGATACAATAAATCTCCGGGCTTCTCTGTTCGGGAGAATGAGCACTCCGGTCAAGCCCGTTCTTGACAACCTGTTCTTGGAAACCTTCTTTTTCTATACGCCCTGGCGCCAGGTATGGCCCTCGTTCACTAAGATGATGGGCGAGCAAGAAGCTCCCGGCGACTCTATCGACTATTCCGTTCCGAAAATGGCCTCCGTCACGCCGACACAAGAAGGCGACATTTACGATTACATGGGCATCCCTCCCGGCACCCAAGGCTCTCAGACGCCCTTCAGCGCCCTTCCATTTCGTTGCTATAACAAAATATTTAATTTTTGGTTTAGGGACGAAAATTTGGTAGAACCAGTCGTGGAACCCATTGTGGACGCTGACGCTACCTCTCTCGCTACGTTCAATATTAAGAAACGGCGCAAGCGTCGGGACTACATAACCTCGTGCCTCCCGTTTCCGCAAAAAGGCCCTGACACCTTCGTTAACTTAGGCGGGGACGCTGCCATTAAAGGTATCGGCATCGACACGCCGGAAACCTTTTCTCTCGTTAACCAGGCCGTCAAAGAAACACAAGGTATTACTACGTACACCTCTGCTGCCTCTCAAGGTCAGCTATTCGTTCTCGGCTCTGATGAAGGCGATAACACCGCTCTTCCTCAAATCTACGCGGATCTCACGAACGCCACCGGCATTTCGATCAACGATCTCCGCGAATCAATCCAAATCCAACGGCTGCTCGAGCGCGATGCGCGCGGCGGCACCCGTTACCCGGAAATCCTCCGCTCCCATTTTCAAGTTTCTGATCCCGGTTTACTGGTTCATCAACGCCCACTTTTCCTAGGTGGCGGATCATCTCAAATCAATATCAATCCCGTTCAACAGACTTACCCTACTACCGAGGCGGGCGATGCCACGCCCCAGGGTAATCTCGCCGCATACGGCACCGTATCCGGCTCCAATCACGGGTTTACCGCTTCCTTCACTGAACACGGTCATATCCTCGGCCTCGTCAATGTTCGGGCTGATCTTACGTATCAGCAAGGTATCGAACGCTATTTCAACCGCACGACACGTTTCGATTTCTATTGGCCGGCCCTAAGTCACCTGGGCGAGCAAGAAGTCAAAAATGTCGAGGTCATGGTTTCCAATGATCCGACTATCGACCAGGGCACTTTCGGCTATATGCCTCGCTATGACGAATACCGTTTCAAACAGTCTCAAATTACCGGCCTCTTCCGTTCCGAAGCTTCTGCATCTCTTGATGTCTGGCACCTTGCGCAGGACTTCGCGGTTCTTCCCGTTCTCGGTGAGGACTTCATTACAGACAATGTTCCTATGGACCGCATACTGGCGGTTCCGTCCGAGCCCGACTTCCTTCTAGACGTCTGGTTCCGCATTAAAGCGGCTCGTCCTCTTCCGATGTACGGCACACCGGGTCTCATGGATCATTTCTAATGGCCGACCAGTATCACATCGACAAGGGAGGCATCTTCCATCCCGGGCAGGGGCCCCAACAGCCCATACAGGATACAAAGGGCTCCGCTCTCTCTGCTATCGGCTCCGTCCTTGGCGGGCCGATCGGCGGCATTGCCAGCTCTATAATCGGCGGTCTCTTTGGCGACAAAGGCCAAAAAAGCGCGAATAAGGCAAATCTCCAAATCGCTCGCGAGAATCGCCAGTGGCAGGAAAGGATGTCCAATACGGCATACCAAAGGAGCACTCGCGACTTAGAAGCCGCAGGACTAAACCGCATCCTCGCCCTCGGCTCTCCGTCGAGCACTCCCAGCGGTAACACCGCAGTAATGCAAAATGAGCGCAGCAAAACAGGCGCGGCTGTATCGCAGGCCGCGCACACCGCACTATCGCTGGCGCAACAGAAAGCCGCTATTCAAAACATCGGAGCCCAAACCCAAAATATTCACGCCGAAACCCGGCAAAAGGAAGCTCTCACGGGCCGCATTGCTATCCAAAACCTCTTGACAGAAGCGCAAACCCACGGCCAAACCGGCCGGAATGTCAAAATTGACGCGGAGGCGGCAGTTTTCGACGCTATCGGCCCGGCGCTTATCGCTATGAAGGAGACCTTCCCGGCCTTCACTATCCCTATTAACGCGGCTCTCAAAATCTATGAGGCGCGCAGGAAAGGCAAACCCCGGACGACCACCACTAAGCGTCAATATGACGATAACAGTGGTAAATCTACTTACACTCGTACCGACACGACAAGGTAACGCCCTATGGCCACTACGAAACGCAAAAGACGTTACGCCCAGGACTTTTCTAAAGGCGGCAAAACCGATGCTTCGTTCGCAGAATCATGCGACGTTAATCGCATCGTGAACCACTACCAGAAAACCGGCATCGACATCCATGCCGATCGCCTCCAACAGGCCCGCTACGGCGAGGCCCCTACCCTTACCTATGCAGAAGCTATGCGCTACAAAGCGGAATTAGATTCCACCTTTGCCCTTCTGCCCTTATCAGAGCAGGAGAAATACGACTTCTCCGTTCACAAATGGATTTCGGACCTAGAAGCTCCAAAACCTGCTCACGACCTTCCCACGGCAGCTGAGGACTCACCTGCCGAAACAGCTCCGCAGGATGCCTCCGACGGTAAATCGGAGGCATAAGTACAATATCTCCTTGTCCATATTGTACTAACTGACAGGATTCCTCTAAACTCACCACAAAGTCCATAACATCAAGGAGATACCTCTATGCGCCGACGCAAGATGAAAAAGTCCAAATCTAAGCGGCTGTTCAAAAAAACCGCTAACAAGATGCACAAGCGAAATTCCGTGAAAACGGTTCCTCGTGGCGGTATCGCCCTCTGAAACACATCTCAGTCATTCTGGCTAGCCTGCCTCTGGCGGGCTGTGTTCAGGTCCAAGTGCTTCAACAGGAACTCAACCTATGTCATGCACCAGACCAATTTCCGCCCAGCGTTACTACTCCGCAAAAGAGCGAAAGCTCGTCATGCGACTTAAACACGGGGAAGGTTTCAAACCTAACCTAGAACTCCCGTGTAACAAGTGCCAGTCATGCAAGCTCCGAAAGGCCAAAGAATGGGCCTTACGCTGCTGGCACGAATCTCAAATGCACGAACAGAGTGCATTCATCACCTTGACCTATCGGGACGCCGACCTTCCCGATAATCGAAATCTCGACCACCGGGATTTCCAACTCTTCATGAAACGCCTCAGGATCAAATACCCTGAACGCCGCTTCTCATTCTTCATGTGCGGCGAATATGGCGGCAAAACCCATAGACCTCA